CAGCAGTTTCAATCGGAGATAGATTATTTGTTAAGGGTGAGTCAGAATTTATAGGTATTGTTACGTTCCGTGGTGGGACAATCAGACTTGGTGATGGTGATACTGATGATGTTGTAGTCGGTGGTGAATTTGCCTCTAGTTTAGTTCCTACAGATGATGGAGCTTACGATATTGGTGCTGCAGCAAAAGAGTGGAGAAATGCATTCTTTGATGGAACAGTTGAAGCAGACGGTGTAAATGTATCTGGTGTAGTCACAGCAGCATCATTATCAGCACCAGTAATTTCTGGTTTCAATCGTTTACAAGCACCACACGGAACAACAACCACAATAACAGTTAAAGTTGCAACTAAAGTATCAGGGCAACATAGGTATCATGGTTCAGGTAGTAGTTCAGGATATGTTTTAGATGATGTTCAGTCACCATTCCTAACACTCACACCAGGTAGAACGTACAGATTTGATACTTCAGATGGTAGTAATAGTAATCATCCATTTAGATTTTATCTTGATGTTGATAAAACATATGCATATACCACGGGTGTAACAGTTGCAGGAACTGCTGGTAGTTCAGGATCATACACTGAAATAGTGATATCAGATACAACTCCTGAAGTGCTGCACTATCAATGTAGTTCACACGGTAAGATGGGTAATGCTGTTACTACTAATTCTAATACAGTAAACACACCCCATGCAGCAGTATTTGAAGCAGGATTAAACGCAAAAGGTGATGTAGATCTAGGTGATGCTACATCAGACACTATTACGGCAACAGGTAGATTTGATAGTGATTTACTTCCATCAACTGATGGTACAAGAGACTTGGGATCATCCACAAATGAGTGGCAGGATCTATTCATAGATGGAACTGCACAGATAGACTCATTAGTTGCTGATACCGCTGATATTAATGGTGGTACTGTTGATGGAGCTACTATCGGTGCTAACTCAGCGTCTACAGGTGTATTTACAGACTTAACTGGTGGTAATGTACAGATTGGTGTTACGGGTGATAATGAAATTGATACCTCAAGTGGTAATTTAACTATTGATTCACAAGGTGGTACAGTTACAGTTGATGATAACTTGACTGTTAATGGAACGTTCACTGTATTAGGAACTCAATCAATAATTAATACTGAAACCTTGAAGGTTGAAGATAGTTTAATTGAAGTAGGTCTTGTTAACAGTGGTGGTTCATTAGTCGCTCCATCATCAGATGCTAACATTGATGTTGGTTTAATATTCCATTACTATAGTGGATCTGCTAAGAAAGCAGCAGTTTTCTGGGATGATTCTGTAGGGAGAATTGCATTTGGTGCAGATGTATCGGAGAGTTCAAGTGTTCTAACCAACTCAACACACGCTGCAATAGAAGCTGCAGGGTTATTTGTTAAGGATGCAGCAGGTTTATCAGAAGTTATTGGACATGATGGATCATTAAGACAGTTAACTAACATAACTGTCGATGGTGGCTCATTCTAACAATAAAGTATAACTTATAAATATAGGTGGGTGTATTCCCACCTTTTTTTATACTCTGTTATGGATGAAAACGAATATAAAATGATTTTGGGTGTTTATCAGAAAAAGACACACGAAATGCTTGCTCAAATAATTGCATTAGAGACAAGAATTCTTGGTTTAAATAATGTAGTTGAGCAATTAAGCACAAAGGTAACTGATCAGGAAAATTTATTAATTCAACTGAGAGGAAAGCAAAAACCAAAAAATATAACACAACAGTCTGAGGATTTCTAATGGCGAAACCTGCTTCACGAGAAGAATTAGTAGACTACTGCAAAAGACAGTTGGGTGCACCAGTCTTGGAAATTAACGTGAGTGATGAACAAGTTGATGACCTAGTGGATGATGCACTTCAGTATTTTCAAGAAAGGCATTTTGATGGTATTGAGAGAATGTATCTTAAATATCAGTTTACTCAAGAGGACATTGATAGGGGAAAGGCAAAAGGAACAACAGGTGTGGGTATCGTTACAACTACAGGTACATCTACAAATATAACTGGATACGGGACAACTACAAATAGTTTTTATGAAACATCTAATTTTATTCAGGTTCCCGAATCAGTAATTGGTATAGAAAAAATATTTAAATTTGATATGAGTGCAATATCTGGTGGTATGTTTAGTATTAAATATCAACTTTTCTTAAACGATTTATATTATTTCAACTCGGTTGAATTGTTGCAGTATGCGATGGTGAAATCATATCTAGAGGATATAGATTTTCTATTAACTACAGAGGCACAAGTAAGATTTAATAAAAGACAAGATAGATTATATTTGGATATTGATTATGATGGAATCAATGTCGGAGATTTTATTGTTATCGACTGTCATAGAATTCTTGATCCTACAACTTTCACGCAAATTTTTAATGATAGTTTCTTGAAAAGATATCTTACATCATTATTAAAAAGACAATGGGGACAAAATTTAATTAAATTTAAAGGTGTTAAATTACCTGGTGGTATTGAATTAAATGGTAGAGAAATATATGATGATGCACTTCGAGAGATACAAATGATTAAAGAAGAAATGAGTTCTACATATGAACTTCCACCTCTAGACTTTATTGGATAATGGCTTTAAATCCTTTTTTTCTACAAGGTTCCCCTGAAGAACAAGATTTAGTTCAATCGCTTGTTAATGAGCAATTGAAAATTTATGGTGTAGAGGTAACATATATTCCTAGGAAATTTGTAAATAGAGGGACAATTTTTCAGGAAATTGAAACATCTAGATTTGATGATAATTTTCAACTTGAAGCATACGTAAACACTTGGGATGGATATAGCGGAGCAGGAGATGTTCTAACAAAGTTTGGTATGAGTCTAAGAGATGAACTACAATTGGTAATTTCTAGAGAAAGATTTGAAGATTTTATAGCACCATTCCTTAGTCAGGAAGATGAAGATGAGGTGGGTCTTGCGGTTATGAGACCTCGTGAGGGTGATTTGGTATTCTTCCCATTAGGAGGTAGATTATTTGAGGTGAAATTTGTAGAACATGAAGTTCCATTTTATCAACTAGGAAAAACTTATGTTTATGAATTGCAATGTGAGTTATTTGAATACAATGATGAAACTATTGATACAGGCATAGATGAAATTGATAGTAAGACAGAGGATTTAGGTGTAATCACAGATCTTCAAATGTTCAGTGGTGGATCAATTGCAACTGCAACTGCAACTATCGGAACAGGATTTGTTAAGAGTATCAGTCTACTAAATGATGGGTCAGGATTTACAAGTGCTCCGACTATAGGATTGACTACTGCACCTAGTGGTGGAATAAATGCTACTGCTGTAGGTCTTTTAACTACAAGGAATAATATAACCTCAATTGAGGAGATAGTCATAACAAATTCAGGTGCTGGATATACAGTCGCACCTATTGTGACTATTACTGGTGGAGGTGGTGTTGGTGCTGCTGCTACTGCTATAATTAGATCTGACGGTAAAAAAGGTATTATACGTATTTCAATTGGTGGAACAGGTGGAGTTGGATATTCAACAACACCTAATGTTAGTATATCACTTCCATCACTATCACCACAATTACCTGCCTCTGCTCGTGCACAAGTGGGTGCAGGTGGTTCAATATCAGATGTCTTTATTCAGGACGCTGGTGCAGGATTCTTCTCACCACCAACAATTACAATTGGTGCTCCTTCATCTGTAGGAATAGGATCAGGAAGTTACTGGTTCAATGAATTAGTAACAGGCAATAGATCTAATGCATCCGCAAGAGTTAAGAGGTGGGATCTTGATACTAAGATCTTACAAGTTGGTATTGAAACTGGAACTTTCTTGAGAGGAGAGACTGTAACTGGATCAAGATCTGGTGCACAATATACTATTCAAGTATCTGCAGCAAACACAGATAAGGATAAATATGATCATAGTGACGAGATTGAGGATGAAGCAGATCAAATTCTTGATTTCACTGAATCAAATCCATTTGGACTATTTTAATGTTAGGAACTTATTTTTATCACGAAGTTATTAGAAAAACCATAATCGGTTTTGGAACATTGTTTAACAACATGGAAGTTAGACATCAAAATTCCGATGGGACGACTGTTGATATAAAAAGAGTTCCTTTAGCATATGGTCCTGCAGCAAAATTCATAGCTAGACTTGAACAGCAACCTGATTTAAATAAAATGGTTGCGATTACATTACCTAGAATGTCTTTTGAAATGACTTCTATTGCGTATGACTCAAGTAGAAAATCAGGTATAACTCAAACATTCAAAGCGGTAGATAATACAACTAATAAGTTGAAAAAAGTCTTCATGCCTGTTCCTTATAATATTGGTTTTGAATTAAGTTTACTTACCAAAATAAATGACGATGCGTTACAAGTAGTTGAACAAATACTACCATTTTTTCAACCTTCATTTACTATCACGATTAATTTAATTGATTCCATAGGTGAAAAAAGAGATGTCCCTATTACACTCACTAACGTTACTTTTCAAGACGATTATGAGGGAGATTTTTCAACAAGAAGAGCATTAATATACACATTCCAATTCGTTGCAAAGACATACTTATACGGACCAATCGCAGAGAATCCAGAGGGTCTTATCAAGAAAGTTATTGTCGATCAATATGCAAGTGTTGATACTGTAAATGCTAAGAGAGAAATGAGATATACAGTAGAGCCAACTGCAACTAAGGATTACAATAGTGATGGTGCTATAGATAGTAATGATAACGCACTTATCGTTCCAGGCGATGACTTTGGGTTCAGTGAAACATCTGAATTCTTTGATGATGGTAGAGATCGCAGTCCAACAAAACAAAGTGATATCTGATGGAAAACTATGAATCTATTGATAAAGCATTGAACATTAGCGAACCTGATGTGGTGCCTATAAAAAAAGAAAGTCCTAAAAAAGACGATATCGTAAAGATTAATGAGATCGAAAAGGATTATGAATATACTCGTGCTAACTTATACTCAATCATAGAAAAAGGTCAGGAAGCGATCAATGGAATTATGGAGGTCGCTGGTGAGAGTGCAAGTCCAAGAGCATATGAAGTCGCTGGTCAGTTAATTAAATCAGTCGCTGATACAACAGATAAATTAATGGATCTTCAGAAAAAAATTAAAGATGTCAATGAAGACACTCCAAAAACAAATAACGTTACGAATAACGCTTTATTTGTTGGGTCAACATCTGAACTTTCAAAGATGCTAAAGAAAGGGTTTCTAAATAATAAAGAAGAAAAATAATCGCTACAATGAAGAAGTGTAAGGAAGGACACTATTACTGTTACCAAGATAGCAAGTGCAAACCAATTCCAAAAGGTTATCGCAGGGGAGTTGGTGGGTATCTTCGTAGAGAGCGTGAAGAAGAAAAGGAGGATTCCAAAAAGAATGGTAATGGCAAATCTAACGGAAGTTCTAACGGAAATGGGAACGGTGGGAATGGTAGTGGAAATGGTAACGG